ACATACATATCTGGTTCATAGACAACTGGCTCGGATAACACTAAGGTATCAGTTGGATTACGCTTAGTTAGACCATTATTAATAGTTGGGTACACATTAATTGCTTCTGCAACCTGTGTCTCCTGCCATAATTCTGGTGATTGTTGGCTAACACCATTATATAATGCTGATTTCTGATTAGTTATTAACATTAAATTCCACCAGAAACTAAGTAATTTTGTCCGTAAGATGAAGTATATATATTAGGCTTAGATGTTCTACCGTCTTCTCTTTTAGCAATGACTCTAGCTCTACCCTCATCTGCCTCTGAATAACCGTATACAAGTTTATCCATCACTTGTCTTGCTTGGAATTTTCTAGCAGCAGCGATAGTTATATAATTTCTTAAGGAGTGTGTTATTTCATTAAAAGGAACATCCCAAATAATATTAACTTTTTGAGCAGCTTTGAATATAAAAGATTGATTTTTCTTTGAATATAATTGCCAACTTCGTATAGCTAAGTCGCCATCAGTTGAAGATAATGACAAAACATTAAATGGTACAGGAATTTTCCCATCTGTTCCAACGGGAAGTGTATAGTTTAAATCAGTATTTATATCCCAACCATCTGCAAGTATTTCTTTCTTTGTTTCATTAATAACTTGCAATGCTATTTGAGCTTCAAGTATCTCGTTATAATTTTCTGTTGGACTGATTGGAGGTTCGCCTATCAACTGTATCAAAACATTAATAGCATCGAGCAGTAACTTAGAACTATCATCTTCAAATTCTTGGTATGCCATAACCTTCTCCTTTTAATATTTAATTAGACTCTCCGAAGAGAGCCCTAAAAACACTAAGCGTTTTTAATTGAAACCGCACAAGCTGGTCTAAGTGGTTTAACTCCATTAGAGAAGTAAGCATTAATTAGTTTTGCATTTAAGAACTCTGGTTGAGGGTTGATATCAACCTGAACATCCCAAAGATTTACAAGACCTGCCGCTTCATCAGTAAATGCTAAAGCAATGAGTCCAGCTGTTGTAGGCATGTTGTTTGTAGTAAATACAGTAGCACCGCCAACCATTTTCACTTCACCAATATCGAGACCACCATTAGCATCGGTATAATCTCTATCAACGATAGTTAATGATTGTGGTAAGTATTGAAAGTTAGTAGGTGACATAGCCACATATATCTCATCATCAACATCATTTGCTTTCATCGCTGCTACTGCTGCATAAACAGACTCAATAATTTCTTTACCAAGAGCATCTGGGGTTGTCGGTGCTGTTAGCCCACCAGGAAGAGCTGTATTTACAACGACAGTACCATTACCATTACTAACAAGACCTGTTGCCAAAGATGACGCCTCAATAGCTGCACCAATTTTTCTATCAACAGCATTCGCAAGACGAGTACCTAATTGACGCACATTCATTCCGCTAACATCGTAACGAGCAACAGCTTCGTCCCATTTGTCAATACGGCGAGACTCATATTGTGGTCTATCAAGTGGAACATTAATCTCATCAACCGTACCGTTAGATACTGAAACCTGATTACCAGCAGTATATGCAGCTAATGCGCCGTTTGTAATATCTTCTTTACCTTCTACAATGAATGAACCAGAAGAAGCTCCGCCAGATAACTGGTCTACTCTTACTAAATCTTTAAATCTTGTTTTTCTCTCGAAAGCCTGCATGACATCTAATAGAATGTCTGTTGTCAAATTAGCCGCTGTGTCTGTACCAATATTTGGAGTTGAAGCACCTGTGTATGCCATAATATATCCTTTTGCATTAAGTTATGTTTATTTGTTAGTGGGTTGTTCACAAATAAACACCACAAAAGGATAATCTGAAAAAGGAGAATTACCCACTCGATGTTATTTTAGTTAGGTTACTACCCCAACTAACTTGTTAAAAATTATATAACAATTTTTAAACTATGTCAAGCCTTAATCCCTAATTCACTCAAATTAGTTAAAGCTAACTTATTTCTATACCTCTCTTGGGCTACAGCGTCTTTACGACCAGCTTGCGTATTAAGATATTGTCTATCTTTAAAGAGTTCTTGTCTATTTTTATACCCTTCAGGAGTTTTTGTAACGCTATCCCCATTAATTCTTGCGGGCGGGGTATCACCATTAAGTGATTGTTGGTAAGCACTATACATACCAAGTACAGTATAGTCAGAATGTGAGCCCATTAAGTCTTGATTAACTTTTTTAAACTCTTCTTCACTTAATTGAGTAGCTAAATAAGCTTTAGCGTTTTCCCAATTTTCTTTACTACCAACTAGTTCATGCACATGATTAACTTTATCTTTAAGCTTTAATGCACCAAGTTCTAAATCTCTTTCATCGATACCAGTTTTAACAACTTCTGCACGCATCTCGTCAGTAAGTTGCATACCATTTTCCATAAACTGTGGTAAAAGTCTTTGGATTGTTTCTTGTTGAACAGCTTCTTGTTTTTCTTGTTCAACACCACTCAACACCTCTTTCTCTTGTTTTTTAGTATCATCAACAAACATCGCATGTTTATCCTGCAAATATTTATGTGACTCGACTAATTGGTCCAAACTTTCATATTTACCCAATATTTTACCGTCTTTGGTTAAATACTTTTCTTTAATTTCATCTGTTAAAGAAAAGTCTAAGGCTTTCTCTTGTTCTTTTTGTGCCTCAACATCGCTTGGTAAGTGAGATACCTCTTCCTCTGTGACTGCTTCTTGTTCTGTTGGTTGTTGTTGTGTGACTTCTTCCATATTAACCTACCTGAATAAAATCTGATTTAATATCAAATCTCAATGGTTGTTCACGCAATTCTTTCTTAGATAACTTCCAAATCAAATCTTTGAACTCATCTGCATTAAGACCCCATTTGTCCATCATATAACTAGGTTTTTTACCTGCATTAATTAACGCTCTAACCTCTTCTGTTGTGGGTTTAAGTTTCTTATTTTTTGGTCTACCCTCAAATCGGTCATTCGCTTTAGAGTATTCTTGATACTCTAATGGTGTCAAGACAGTAATCTTAGCGTTATCAGTTTGCTCATAAGTTTCTGCAAATTGATTAGCTGGAACTTCTTTAATTACTTCACCACTAATTGCAGCATCTTTAAGTATCATACCGACTTTCTGTGCAGATAGTCCTAATTCTTCACCCGCTTCTTTTTTTGTCTTTCCTTGTGCTAACAGCTCATTAATCTGTTCAGCAGTTACATTATTTTCCATATAATGCCTTCCTTATTTTAAAATATGAGCTAGGCTCATTAGTAAGCACTATATAGTGCTTACTATCAACCTACTTTTTCTTCTTTTTATTTTTAGGTAAATCTTTAGCATCAATTACTTTAACCATTTGCCCCTCCTTGCTGTGGTTTAACTGCTGCCCCTCCTTGTTGGGGGTTAACTGCATCTCTAACTACACCACCAGCCTCACTAGCTACAGACTGTTGTGCTGTTTGTTGCATTTGCATTTGTCGGGCTTGTTCTGCTTCTTTAGCTACCTGCTCGTCTGTTTTAAGCAGTCCTTCAGTTTCTATACTATCGAACTCGGCATATCGTCTAGCAACTTCACCTTGATTAATTCTATTACCCATTTGCATAGCCATCATTCGTTGCAGATAGCCATCAAGCTTCTTAGCTTCTTGTGAACGACCGATAGCGTCAAGTCCTGTAAGTATCTTAACTTCTTTAAGTGCCTCTGACTCAAATTTAATTCCAATCTCATCCATTATTTGATACACCAACCATCTTGAAAACTCTGTAGCCATAGATGAATAGATACCACCAAGAGTTGAGGACTCTAACTCCTGTGCCATTAACTGTACTTCATATGCAGTAACACGTTCTGCTTGACGAGTAGCCGACTTGTTAGACAAGAACGCTTCAGCTATCTCATTTTTTAAATTAGCTTCTCGCTCCATCGGTGCTTGAAAATCATAATTTTTCTTAGCTTGTACTACACCAACATCTGCTTCTCTACCGTGTACATACGCACCTGTTAAAGACTCTTCTAAATCTCTTTTATTTGTATACCCTTGTTGTTCATTAACTAGAAAAGTAACTTTAGCGGCAGCCAAAGCACCTCTTGTTAATAACTCTGCTAGATAATTAAGTTGCTTCATATCTGGATAAAGGTCTTCAACATATGGTCTATGGTATTTATCGCCAACACTCCAAGTCCAACCCAAATATCTATATGGAACATCTAGGTATGTTGCAAAACTTCTCTCTTTACCAACTATCTCACCATCTAATTCTTGCTTCTCTATCCACTTTTTGCTTTCATTATCAAAATAAACCATAGTATAAAGCTCATACTCGTCCTTTTCAGTCTTTGCTGTAATTCCATCTGGCAATGTATGTAACATTTCAACGAATACAAAAGCTACTGGGTTACCAGTTCTGCTTAGTTTAACTGTAAATGATTTCAATGGATGGAGTAAAATACCTTCTTTTGGTATTTTTTCTACCAATACTGAACCAACAACTAACTGATGAGCAATCATGTCGAACACACTACCGCGTATTTGTTGTATTTCTATCTCTTTATTGATTGCTGCTTGTGCTTTTGAGAGTTCATGGTACATTTGCTCTCTAGTAGAGCCAGTAACACCAAGTTTTTGCAACAACTCTTCATCTGGTGCAAACCTAAATGATGAACTTGATGGCGGTAATAGTGCCATACCTATTTTTGTTTTCAGTAAATTTACTTGTTTAGCACAAAAACCCTGTGCTCTTTTATAAGGTGTTTGCGTTGAGCTGTTTCTACCGTTTCTTTCTATTAAATAAGGGAGTGTCATTGCAGCATAGTCATAGGCTCTATACTCATACGCCCTTCTATCCTTAGAGTATTTGCTATAAAACTCCTTTGGTGTCATATCACTTACCATCAGTTAGTCCCCCTAAGTTTTTAATCTCTTGTATGAGTTCAATTTTAGCAACATATGCGTCTTTGTTATCTTGTGTTTCTAACACAAAGATATCATTAGGATAGCGTTTCTCAAGTTCTTTAACTAAATCTTCAATACTCATAACACAAACCCCAGCCCACTGTTACCGCTACCCGCAACACCTAGTCCAGATGTTGTTTTTTTATTTGTAGATGTTGGAACAAGGAAGTCATTCACACTATTTGGTACATCATTCATTGTACCAAACTTAACTGCATCTCCCACAGTCTTCCCAGTTGGTCTGGTTTCTCTAGCTATCCGTTCAGCCTCCGCTTTTTGTCTAGCCTGTTCTGCTGCTAATCTATTTTGTTGGTCTTGTGCAGCTTTCTTTTGCTGTTCACCTTCATAAAGTGATACACCTGCACCGATAATTGCTGAACCTANAATTGCTGTAGTTACTGCTCCTGACATTATTCACTCCTTACTATATTAATTGCATTGGGTTTCCTAGACAAAAGTTTATCATAATCTTTTGTAAATTCCTCTTCAGCTTCTTCAATAGTTTGTGCATCAGTCTTAAAAAGCATAGTCACAAATGTATCTTCAACAGCCAACATTGTTTGCTTTCTACCACCTTTTGCA